TCAGACCCAGCACCGAATATGGCTTTGTCGTTGTCACCTAATGTTACATTGCCATCCACAGTCAGCCCATCAGCAGTCACTGTGCCAGTAATATCAAGATTACCTGTATGCGTTGGCTGAACATAACGTGCATCTGATGCAGTCTTAGTATAATGATCTGCTAATACAAACGTACCATAAGCTACAATATCAACTACATCATTTACTGATGCACCTGATGCTAGTGTAATGCTTGTACCATTGGTAGCTGTGAAGTCTGTGCCAACTAATAGTTTAACACCATTGAGATACACATCAATAAACCCTGCATCATAAGTAGCGGCGAATACAGTTTGACCTGCTGTAGCTGTATATGTCTGACGTTCTGATGTACCATTTACGGCAGAACCTGCGGCTTGCCAACCAGAGCTACCACGAACAAACATGATATTACTTGTAGTATTAAAGTACAATGCACCTGCAATAAGAGCATCACCATCATTGTCTACTGTAGGAGCAGATGATTTAGCACCTAAGTATCTATCATCAAAGTTGTCATATGAAGCTGCCGCATTAGTAGCACTTGTAGCAGCTGACGAAGCAGAGGAAGCTGCCTCACCAGCTTTTGTAGTAGCAATTCCAGCCTGAGTTGTAGCGGTAGCGGCTGATGTAGCGGCAACAGTAGCTGAACCTAATATGCCATCTACATAAGTTTTATTAGTGACATCAGTACCAGCAGTAGGTGTAGCAAGACCAGTGATCTTATTATTGCCCATAGCTAATGCACCAGACATCGTATCGCCTGTCTTAGCTACACGAGTATCTCTCTGTGCATCTGTATATGCTTTTGTAGCTACGTCTTGTGCTGATGTAGGATCACCTGCACCTGTAATCTTATTGGTAGACATGGCTATTGCGCCTGTCATTGTACCACCAGCTTTTGGTAGTTTAGTCGCAATAGAGTTAGTTACTGTAGTACTAAATGCATCATCATCATTAAGAGCATCAGCTAATTCACCAAGTGTATCAAGACCTGTACCTGCATCACCAATCAGAGTAGATATTTCATCATCTACATACTTCTTAGTAGCTGCATCTAAGTCTGCACTTGGTGCTGTTAAATTAGTAATAGTAGCAGATGTACCAGCATTCATATTAAGATTGCCGTTGACCACTAAGTTAGTGAATGTAGATGTACCAGATGATGCAGTTACATTACCTGTTAGGTTGCCCGTGACGTTACCTGTTACTGCACCAGTATGTACCCCTGCCGTGTTACCAGTTACGTTGCCAGTTAAGTTACCTGTGATACCACCTGATGAAGACAATGTAGTAAATGCACCAGTAGATGCTGAAGATGCACCAACTGTAGCACCGTCTATAGAGCCACCATTAATGTCAGCAGTAGCTAGGGTAGCCTGACCAGACGTAGACAGCGTTGTGAAGCTACCTGTGGCGGCTGTAGAAGCACCTATAATAGTACCATCTATGTTACCACCATCAATATTTACTGAGTTAAGTGTTGCTAAACCTGTAGACTGTATAGTAGTAAACTTACCTGTACTATGTGAGTTTGCACCTACAGTAGCACCATCTATTGTACCGCCATTGATGTCGGCTGTAGCGGCTACTAATGAAGTGTTAGCATTAAGTGTCGTAAATGTACCTGCCGCTGGTGTAGCATTACCTATAACAGCATTATCAATAGCACCTGAGTTTAGGTCTACTGATGTAATAGTTGTAGTGCCTACAAGTGTTGATGTACCTGTAACACTCAGGTTATTGTTTAGTGTAGCACTTGTAAATGTAGCAGTTGTAGGTGTACTTGCACCGATGATAGTGCCATCAATATTACCTGCATTAATATCTACAGTAGCTATAGTAGCTGTGCCTTGTAAGTGTAAGTCTTTGAACTTAGCTGAAGTTGAACCTAAGTCAATGTCGTTAGTAGTAACTGGGAGTATAACACCATCTTGGAAACGTACTTGTTCTACAGCGGCTGAAGATACTTCTACGAATACACCAACTCTATTGTTTGACGTATCAATAACAACTTTGTTTAGTGCATCAACATCACCGATAAGTGGAATGTATCCACCTTCTCCTGTTGAGCCATCATGCTTGTGTCCACTTGATACAGCAAATGCATCACGGAGTTTGTTATACTCAGCGTTAATAGGGGCTGCACGTAGTGTAGCTGTTGGTACTATGTCTGCTGTAGACTGTCTTACGTAACCTGCCAAAGTATCATCTCCTGTCGGCTGTCTCATACGTCAAGGCTATTGCCTGTATAGTATGACTTGCATTTGTATTGTTTGTAACATAATTTACTGAAACAGAGTTACCTGATCCTGATATGTTGGTAAGAGTTTTAGGTGATGGGTTACCATCGTATATACCACCTGCTCCATATATAGCCGTACCATAAACTGAAGCCGCACCCTCCGTGCTAAACTCATAGTTTGTTGGGTTTACTGTATTCGTATCATCATAATCGTAAGATACACCAACAAATACTTCTGTGTTACCTTCGGACTTAAGATATGTATTTACTTTATGTACTACCTTACGTACCTCTGGATCTTGCATATAAAAGTAAGGTGTTTGATACAAACTAAATATATCTCCACCTTCAAAACTATTGCCTCTTTCTTGACGATGTACCTTACCAGAACCATCACCATGTATTACATGTTCAAACTGTCCTATATACCCACTATCAACACAGTTAGCTTCTATACCAATCAACTGGCTATACTCAAAGATACTCTGTTTGTTCTGACTCTTACGTATCCCACCTATCAAAGATAGAGATGAGTCATTCTTAAAGAAGAATCTAAACTGTGACTTTTTCCTAAGTACCACAATAGCAATATCAATAATCTGTTCTGATAAGTAGTAGTTATCGAAGATAGACTGTATTTCTTTAGATACAGTAGCAAGCTCAACGTCACCAATTTTATCAGTACCAGATATAGGACGTATACCATCTGGCCCTAAGAAGAGTAAGTCACCACCAAATTCTACCACAGAATCAGGTGCAAGGCAACCCATATTTGATGTAACATTTTCTAATACGAAGTTAGCCGCATTGTTACCTGTCAATCTTTTAATATTATTAGCACCAAAGATATATAACTGGTTACGGAACTTTTTAACTGCTGTTATAGTATAACCTACATTAATAACACCAGCACCGTTAGCAGGACTAAAATCAGAATAGTTTAGTGGAGAACTAAAGTAGAGATTATAAGGTTCAGAAGAATCACCACACAAGAATATATGAGATGCAAACTCCTCAGAGTACTTAGGGTCATTTGGAGCTTGTGCATGAGTTATCTGTGCATAAGCAGTACCATTATATGTAGATGCAGGATTTACACCATCAGTTAAAAGTAATACTTCGCCTGACCAGTTAAAGCTAGTAAACCTTACCCTACTAACATTAGTCATATCAGGATTACCAGCTTCTGGTATAGCTACCCAAGATGAGTTAGAGTCTTGCCACTTGTATAAATAATCATGTCCAGATGTAGGTTTTCTACATGCAAATATACCATCGTCTAAGTTACCATTTACTGATACACCTAGTACAGCACCTGTACCTGGAACTGTACCATAGTCATTAGCATATCCACTAATACGACGATACCCGCCAGCTAGGGCAGGTTCATAATTAATCATACGTATAGCACTACCTGATAAGTTTGAAGCTTGGGTCAAGGGATCAACATTAGTGATCAACCCTCCAGAACAAACTGACAGGTATGTACTTAATCTATCTGCCATTTAGCCAAAACTCTTAGTTATTACATTAGAACCTTTTGGTATTACAGTAGATAAAAGAGAGTCTTTACTATCTACAACAAGTCTTCTCATAGACTTAATACCTACCTTAAACTTGTCCTTGTGTAGTTGTGCTGATTGTTCATTAGATCTAAAATACATAAGGTACATCATAGCACCGTCAATAATAACATGTTTAAACCTATCAGGTATAATACATACATCAGTACTTAAAGATAAATCTGCTGGGAACTTCCAGTATTTATACTCAATAACATAAGCTAGATCAGGTACTGGGGTAACACCAAACTTTTCTTCTTGTGTCTTATAAACATTCAAGGGTTTTGTATATCCACCTGTACCAGAAGTATCATCATCAGCTCTACGAGTTGATAGATACTGTTCATATGATAATGGTTTTAAAACACCTGGGTCTGTTGTATTTGTATTCTTTAAGTAGAAAGATTCCCAATCAGCTTTTGAATAGTCTGATGGAAAATCATAAGTCTTTATACCTACTGATAATGTTTGTTCATAGGTTACTAACGTGAAGGGCCACTCTTGAGCCTCTTGTAGTATTTCACGTATAGAAGAATTAATAGAATCTTTTGCTAGTGACTGTACGTTCTTAGTTGTTGCAAAGTCTGCTTCACTAATCTCGACCTCGTTAAGACGACGAAGTAATTCATTCACTAGGTTTATATAAGTCGCCATGTCATTTCCTACGAGATTTTAAATGTATATAAAGGGGCTAACACTAGGCCAGCCCCCTTAAGTTATTTTATGCTAAGTTATATTTAGCTGTTACCAACGCTTCTGGACGTAAGATTTTGCGTCCGTAAAGATGCATACCACGGCAGATGTCAGCGAATGAATCTGGATCACGGTATGTTTCTGTTTTGTTGATTTGCTCTGCAGTTGCTACAGCTGAGTCATGACCAGCTACGATAACACCGTAGTTAGCATTTTGGTTAGCTGTGTTTGTAGTTCCTGCACCAGTACCTACTGATGGTAAGTTACTTGAAGTATATACACGGAAGCCGTGGAAGTTGTTCAAGACTAGACCGTTACGTAATCCACCTGACTCACCGAAGTCTGCGTTAAACAGACGTGAATCTTCATCACGAAGGACTTCCATCATGATAGGATCAAGTACAAGCCACCTACCTGCAGTGTCTACTTGGTTCTGGTCTAACAAACGACCCATACGTGAAATCAACATTGCTGGTGATACGTATGCTGTCGGTAGAGCAGTTGCTCCTGGTAAACGTGCTGCAACTGGGATCGAGTGATCACCTGCTGAAGTTGTAGTAATGTTTCCGAAGTCACTTTTCTTCAGCTTGTTAGCTGCAAGTAATTCGTCTGTACCAGCAGCTGTATTAGCTTTAGTACCATTTACTACGTTGTTTACTGCACCTGCGTTAGCATGTAATGCAGCTTGCTTGTAACCACTTAAGTAACCCAATACTTCTTGGTCATGCTGATCAGCCAAGCGGAAAGCCGCACGGTTTGTAGCCATGTCCATGAAATTCACATGGGAGTGTGCTTCTTCGATATCGTCGATTTTAAATGCAAAGTAGTTTGCTTTATCAACAACTAGAGAGAAGTCTGCGTCTGCTAAATCTTGAGCAGCAATGGTTGTACCACGAGCATAAGCTGATACGCTTACCTCAGGTTCTTTGATAATTTTAACTGTATCACCTTGTGATGAAATTTCACCGAAGTAATCAGAGTTAGTTATGTCGCCACAAACTGTGGACTTGCGGAATGCAAGTTGTACTTTTTTTGAATAAATTACGGAACTAAAGTTACCATTCGGTAAGTTTGTATATCCGCTTGCGGATGCAAATGCCATTATAATTCTCCTTGAATGTTTGGCTTATGATAAAGAGGTAAGTACGAGTTAAAGGTACATACCTCAACTCAGAGAAACTAAACGTGAAGCAAAGAGGCTGATGGTTTTCTAGGGTGCGTTATGATAACAGTCGGCCAACCATTATCTAAACGGGCCTATACTTAATCAGGTAGTTCTTATTTGTAGTTTAAGTTTTATTGGTTGTAGGCAAGAGAGGTAGTCCACAAGGGAGGCTCTTGTTCCTGCCGATAGTTATACTTCAGATAAACGTAATGTCAACACTTAACGTGCATTTCCTGAAATATCGTAGACAAATTTACCATTGCGCATAGCTTTGTTAATATTGTCTTGGTTTTCTTCAAATTCTTTACTAGACATTCTTGCTACATCAGACTCACGGATTTGTCCACCAGCCTCATCAGCGTCTACTTTAGTCTTTGAAGTTCTACTAACCATTGAAGCTGCTGCCTTTTTACCAGCTTTCTTAGCTTCTTTAGTTAATCCTTTGTCAACCTTATACAGGTCGATAACTCTAATTACAGAACGGGGATCATCTGCATTCTCATAAACAGCATCTTGTACCCACTTAGGTTGTTCTTCTGCCCAGTCATGAAAACTATCTGACTCACGTATTGTAATAAAATCTGAGTGAGACTCTAGTATAGTAGCCTCTGCTGACTTACGCATAGTTTCATCATTCATTTTATCTAGCTGTTGTAATCTTACCTCAGCTTTACTAAATAACTGTTGAGCTTTTTTAGCAGCTATAGTTTCTACTATACCAGCAATGTCAGGATGTTCAGATGCCCATGCTTCTATATCTTCATCAGACTTGGGTGGTATAATATTCTCACCCTTCATACGAGCTTCTAAGTCTTCAAACTTTTCTTGCCAGTCTTTTTCTTTCTCAGACATATGACGACGAAGATCACCATACCTTTTCTTAAAAGACTTTTCTTCTCGACTTAGCCCCTCATCAGACTCCGATGCTTCGGCTTCCTCTTTGGCTTCTTCTTGTTTGGAACTACTTGCATCCGATACTTCGGTTGTCTCAGATCCTTCGCCATCGGGTTCTTCTTCAATGGTTTCACCACGAGCCTCTGCTTCTAAACGTTCTATTTCTTTTTCTTCAGCTTCCATAGCTGCACGTTTTTTACTGTTGTTATAACCTCGGTCTATAAATCCTGCAGACTTTGGAGTTTCTACTATATCTAATTCTGGCATATCCGTTATCCTTATGTTGGGGTCAGCATAATTGCTGAGTAGCCTTATCGTTGTTTGGATACCTTATAGGTATTTATTTTTTATTTGGTTTCTTCATTAGTCCGCCTTTATTAAAGCCACCAGAGCCACCACTTGCTATATTTTTAAGTGATGCATT